AACCAAACTATGAGTGGGCTGGTAGACCAATTACACAAGGTGATTATAAAGATCACATTGAAGGTAAAATATCTATTGGTATACAACCATGTAGATTAGATAAAACAGTTCAGTTTGGTTGTATTGATATAGACTCAAAAGATTATTCAAGTTTTAAAGTTGAACATTATCTAGCATTGTTTCAACAATTTAAATTACCACTAATACCATTGTTATCTAAGAGTGGAGGATTGCATTGTTACTTGTTTTTAAAAGAACCCATACCAGCTGTCGATCTGATCTCGGCGTTGAAGTCTTTTCTTCTGCCACTTGGATTAGATCCTGACACAGAGGTTTTTCCAAAACAGAAAGAATTAAAGGAAGATGACAAAGGCGAAATAAAACCAGGTAACTTTATAAACTTACCTTACTACAATAATGGTAGCACAAAAAGATATGCAGTTGATAAAGATAATAACAAATTAGATTTAGAAAAATTTATAGAAGTTGCTAATCAAAGCAAGATTGGTAAACAAGAACTAGAAAAACTAGTAGATGAAACATACAGAAATATATTAATAGGTACAGATCCAGAGTTTGAAGATGGTCCACCATGTTTAGCATTGTGTTCAAAACGAAAACTAGATGATGGTAGAGATAGGTTTATGTATAACTACATGGTCTTTGCTAAAAAGAAATACAAAGACAAATGGCCAGATCAAGTTGCAAAAGCAAACTATAGTTATCTAGAAGACCCATGGGATAAAACAAAACTAGATTCTAAAATAACTGCATGGAAAAAAGATACTGCAGGTCATACTTGTTATGAAGATCCAATACAAAGTAAATGCATGCGTACACTTTGTTTCTCAAGGCCGTTTGGTGTTAAGTCAGACAGTATTACAATGTTTCCTGACATCACAGATTTTGAAATTATAATGTATGCAGAACCAGAATATAGATTTAATGTTGTACTACCTGATGGAACTAAAGAAGGTGTTGTTGCAAACCACAGAAGATTAATTACAAAACAAACTGAGTTGTTAGATTTGATATGGGAACAGACAGGTATCTACCATGAACCATTAAAACCAAAAGATTTTAGAGCAAAACTAACAGAACTTAGAAAAGGTTCTACTAAGATATCACCGCCAGCAGGCACACAAATAGAAGATAGATTGAATGAAGAACTATATCAATATTGTGTTAATGGGCCACGTGCAAAAAACAGAATACAAATCAACAGTGGTTCTTGTTTGACAGAAGAGGGTTTTCATTTATTTAGATTTAATTCTTTCATAGATCACCTAGGATCTAGTTGGAAAATACCAGAGGAAAGAATAGCACAGAAACTAAAAGATAAATGTCAAGTTGAGTTCAACCATTCATTAAATGTAGATGGTAAAACAATTAAAGTATGTAGACTAAAACAATTACATATAGATAAGATAGAATATAAACCAGTTGAAAGAAAAGAGAGTAACTACTAATGAGATATAAGGTAGTGGGTCCACCAGGCACAGGTAAGACAAGAAGATTGTTAAACGAAGTACAGAAGTATGTGGACAAAGGCACACCGCTAAATCGTATAGGTTACTTTGCTTTTACTCGTAAAGCTGCGGGTGAAGCAAGAGATAGGTTTTTAAAAATAAAAACAGAACTTACAAAGAAAGATATAAAATACTTTCAAACACTACACTCACTAGCATTTAATAGACTAGGTCTTAAAGAAGAAAACGTTATGCAAGATCTTAACTACAAAGCAATAGGTGATAGCTGTGGCATACAAATTAAATACGCGTCATATGAAACTAATAATTGGAATGGTATATTTTCATCTGACAGTGAGTATCTAGGGCTAATTAACTTAGCAAGAGTGAAACAAATATCTGTATTAGATCAGTTAGATTTAAACGAACACTTATCTAAAATTGAAAGAGACAAACTAGATGCAATAGAAAAAGAAATTAACAACTATAAAAAAGTATATGGTCTTATAGATTTTACAGACATGATACAAAAATTTTTAGACACAAAAGATGTGCCAGAGTTTGATGTTATATTTGTAGATGAAGCACAAGATCTGTCGCTAATACAATGGTCTATGATAAATAAAATAGAACAAGATACAAAATGTGATGTGTGGGTAGCAGGTGATGATGACCAAGCTATATTTGGTTGGGCTGGTGCAGATGTAGATTCTTTTATTGACTATGACGCAACAGAAATACCACTTACAAAGTCAGAAAGAGTGCCGAGTAGTATACAGAAAATTGCATTAGATGTCATTGATAGAATACAAGATAATAGAATTGACAAAGAGTATTTTCCAAAGTCTGAATTTGGTGAAATTTACGAAAGATATAAACTATCAGATATAGATATGTCTACAGGTGATTGGTTAATACTTACAAGAACTAAATCATTATTAAAACCAATACCAACTTATTTAAAAAAGAAAGGTTTATTTTTTAATACAACACAAGGAAATAGTATTGGTAAAAGTTTGTATGAGGATATACAATACTGGTCTCAATTACAAAAAAAGATCACTCTTCCTGATATACAATTACAAAGAATTAAAGAAAGAATAAAAGGACCAATGAATCTATCGTTGAAATGGTATGATGCATTTAACAATGTATCTGACAGTCAGATAACTTACATGAAGTTATTGTTACTTAACAATGAAGATCCAACAAAAGAAGCAAGAATAAAAGTATCAACGATACATGGTGCAAAAGGTGGTGAAGCAACTAACGTTGTTTTGTTTTTAAACCACACATCAAATACACTCAAAGGAGCAAAAAAATCTATACAAAAACAAGATGAAGAATATCGTGTTTGGTATGTAGGTATCACAAGAACTATGAAAAATTTATACTTAATAAAATGTCCAAACAAATCTAAGGAGTTTAAAATATGAGCGACGATCCATACTTAAAACAAGTTTCAGGTACACATTATATGTACATGAAAATACAGCCAGCAGAATTTATAAACAAGAATAAATTGCTTTTTGCAGAAGGGAATGCTATAAAATATATATGCAGACACTCTCACAAAGGCGGAGTAGAAGACATAGATAAAGCTATACATTATTTAGAAATGATAAAGGAAAGAGACTACAATGCCGAGTAAATCTATAATTAAAAAAACTATTAAAGTTGAAGATAAGTATACGTTTGACTTAGAGATATATCCTAGATTAGTTTCATGGGAAATATATCCTAAAGATCACCACGCTGCTTTGTATGCTTTTAGTAATAAAGATAAACTAAATAAAATAATAGAAGAAGAACATGTTTATGAACCTAAAAAATAATATGATATTTAAAGCACAAACAGAATGGGTTAAACCTACTGAGTTTCCAGACTTAAGATTTTGTGATGAGATTGCAATTGATTTAGAAACACATGATCCAGAATTAAAAACTATGGGCTCAGGTTCTGTAGTTGGTAAAGGTAAAGTTGTAGGCATTGCAATTGCAACAGATGGCTATGCAGGGTACTTTCCATTCGACCACGAAGGTGGTGGTAACTTAGAAAAAAGTAAAGTAATTCAATGGTTTACAGATATTTGTGCATCTAATTCTACTAAAATATTTCACAACGCAATGTACGATATCTCATGGATTAAAGCTATGGGTATAAAAGTCAACGGAAGAATTGTTGACACTATGATTGCAGCATCATTAGTTAACGAAAACAGATTTAGATATGATCTTGGATCACTGGGTTGGGATTATTGTGGTCAAGGTAAGAGTGAGGCAGAACTAAACAATGCAGCAAAAGAATGGGGACTAGATCCTAAAGCTGATATGTGGAAGATGCCTGCAATGTATGTAGGTAACTATGCTGAACGTGATGCAGAATTAACTTTAGCACTTTGGAAAGTTATGCAAAAAGAAATTATAGACCAAGACCTTCAATCTATTTTTGATTTGGAAACGGATCTTTTTCCTTGCCTGGTCGATATGCGATTTCTTGGGGTGAGAGTGGACGTTCAAAAAGCTCATACACTGAAGCAACAACTAGCATCAGAAGAAGAAACATTACTCCAAAAAGTAGAAAAAGAAACAGGAGTACAAACTCAAATATGGGCAGCGCGATCGATAGCCAAAGTCTTTGATAAATTAAACCTGGAATACGAACGGACAGAAAAAACACAAGCGCCTTCATTTACTAAAAACTTTCTTTCTACTCATAAACATCCTTTAGTACAATGTATATCAAAAGCAAGAGAGATTAACAAGGCACATACAACATTTATAGATACTATTATAAAACACGAACACAATGGTAGGATTCATGCAGACATAAATCAAATTAGATCAGATACTGGTGGAACAGTAACTGGTAGATTTTCATATTCGAATCCAAACTTACAACAAATTCCTGCTCGTAACAAAGACTTAGGGCCGATGATTAGATCCCTCTTTATTCCTGAGTCTGGTTGCGAGTGGGGATGCTTTGACTACAGTCAACAAGAACCAAGACTAGTAGTTCACTACGCATCCCTTGATCAAGACGCAAGTGTCTTTGGCGTTAAAGATTCTTACCTACAAGATGACGCTGACTTTCATACAATCGTTGCTAAGATGGCAGACATACCAAGAAGTCAAGCTAAAGTAATTAATCTTGGTTTGTTTTATGGTATGGGTAAAGCTAAACTACAGGCAGAACTTGGTGTATCAAAAGAAAAAGCAGAAGAACTATTTTCTATCTATCACGAAAGAGTTCCATTTGTAAAAAGTTTAACTAAATCTGTATCTAACAGAGCACAGCAACGTGGACAGATAAGAACTTTACTTGGTAGATTATGCAGGTTTCATTTATGGGAACCTAATCAATTTGGTATACATAAAGCTTTACCATTTGACCAAGCCCGCCAGGAATATGGAGCAGGCATCAAGCGTGCTTATACATACAAAGCTTTGAATAAATTAATTCAAGGATCTGCTGCAGATATGACTAAAAAATCAATGTTAGAACTGTATAAAGAAGGAATTGTTGCACACATACAAGTGCATGACGAGTTGGATATTTCTGTAGAAGATGATAAAAAAGCTAAACTTATAAAAGAAATTATGGAATCCGCAGTTGAACTTGAGATACCTAATAAGGTAGATTATGAAAAAGGGTCTAATTGGGGTGATATAAAATAATGTTTTTAATAAATACATATTTGGACAAAAGTAAAATACAAGGTGTTGGAGTTTTTTCAAACGAAAATGTTATGAAAGGACAAAAGATAAAAGAAATAAGACCTGAGTTTGAATTTAGATTTGATAAAACAAATTTACCAAAAATGCCTTTAGCATTTGCTAATTTTATTGAATCTCATGGGTATGAAAATAATAAATATGAATACGTTTTAAGTATTGATAATGAAAAATATTTAAATCATAGCACAAATCCTAATGTAGATGATGATGGAATAGCCTTAAAAAATATTAAAATAGGTGACGAAATTACCATAGACTACAGAGATTTTGATGATAGCACTGAATCATGGCTTACTTAAATGCAAACATACCACCAACTTACGCACAAATAAAAAAGGAGTACTTATATGATCTTAAAAAACATCATGGAGAAGTTGAAGACTGCATTGTGTTTGGTCTTAGCGCTATTTCAGGTCGTGCTATTTTATTCCATGCGATTATGGAGAATGGCGCTGTCTTTTATCGTCTCCCGATATCTGCCTTCATTCAGAGAGGATTTAGACCGGAAGATGTTCCAAAACGTAGACTTGATGAACTTCAGCTTTGGAATTGTTTTAGCTATTATCCTGCTGTTCATATTTGGGATTTATTAGCAGGTACTTCAGGTAAGTACATAGGCAAAGATAAAAAATGGCATCACGGTAAATATTTATTTACCGTTGACTTTGCACATCCAGAGAGTAATATACTAGACGTCGAACATTCTGAAATACCGCACGAACATAAGTGCGCACACATAATTGCATTAAATGATGGTAATTATGCAGCACAACCTAACAATAGATGTATATGGGATTTACCTTCTTTCACTGTGAAAGATAATATTCCTGACTGGAAAGTGCAAACTTCAGAATGGAACGTAGAAGATTCTGGAAAATGGAAGACAGAAGACACCGACAAGTTCTTTTACGAAATTGAGGAGAAGAAAAATGATTAAAAGAGTAATAAACAGAGCAGCAAATCTTTGGAGAAGATGGGTTGTAACACCAATTAAAAAGATTTGGAGTTGGTTAACAAGCTGGATTAAATAATATGACAGTGTGTAATAAATGTTTTCACCCATGTCATTGTGGTGAAGACAAAGACTTACATGCAGATGAATATGGCATTTGCACCTGTGAAGGATGTGAATGCAAAGACAGTAATGTAGATAAAACATATGAAAACGAGGTTGAAAAAAGTAATGGAGGCTAATAGGATGAACTATTATTTCACAGGCATACTGATCGTTTTATTTTGTTTATTGGCATTTATGAAACCAGCATATCCAGGTTCAACACAGACTAATACATCAGGATCTAATACTGCTATTGAAGGTGGTTACACATCTAGCGCTACTACAACATATCAATCTGGATCTAGTTCTAATAGTACAACAACAAACAATTCTACCTCTAATACAAAATCTGCACCACCAAGTGCAGGCGCACCATCATATAACAGTATGACACAAGACGTTTGTGCTGTTGGAGTATCACTGGGTGTTCAAACATTTGGTATAGGTATTAGTGGTGGTAAACATGCAATAGATAAAAATTGTGAAAGATTAAAACTAGCAAGAATATTAAATGACTTTGGTATGAAAGTTGCAGCTGTAGCTATACTTTGTCAAGACGAAAGAGTATTTGAGTCTATGATACAAGCAGGCACACCTTGCCCTATAGATGGTAAAATTGGTAAAGATGCAAAAGCATTATGGTCTAAGTACGATCATGAAAGACCGGATTATGAAACATATGTCAAACGTATGAAAGATAGAGAAAAAGCTGACTTAGAAGCACAAAAACAAATGACAAAAGAATTAGAAGCTATGGATAAAGCTACAAAAAACGAACAAATTAAAGATAAAAAAAAGATAGAATGGAAAGACCCTAGATGATAGATAGATTTGTATATAAATTTTTTGGAGCGTTGGATAAAATATGTGGAGTTATAGATAAATTATTTACACCCAAAAGACAGAAAAGAAAATGAGTAAACAACCACTAAACATATCGGAATCGGCTGCCGTGCAGATGCCGATGAAAACCGTAGCCTCATTGATCGTGCTCGTCGCAATGGGCGTGTTCGCATATACAGAGCTTACTTCGAGGTTAGTATCGTTAGAGACATCACGAGAATTATTTGAAAATGATTTACTTAAAAAAAGTGAACAAGTGCCCGTGGACCAGGAGCAACATTTTTTATTGGAAGATTTGTATAAGTCCGTTGAGAAGATGGAAGAAACTCAAGAGATGAACATGACAAACAAAGTTAATATAGAATTTTTAAGAGATCAATTAGATCAAGCATTAAGAGATATTGAAGACTTAAAAGATAAAGTAAGAGCAAACGGTAACGGAGCACACTAATGCCAGAGTTAATCATAGCCCTACTTATGATTGTCAACGGAGAGATCAAGGAACACAGAATACAAGAATCCATGTCTGACTGTTTGAAAGGTAAACGTATTGCAACTCGAACAAATAAAAACAACAACATTCAGTATCAGTGCATCAAGTCGATGGCCGAGCTCGAGTCGAACGTCGATGGTTCAAAGTCAATTAAAAAACTTATATTAAAATGAAATGGTTAGTTACTTTTTTAGTACTAACTCTAGTTATTCTTGGTGCAAAAGCAGAAGAAATAACAACAAATAATCTTATTACAAACGGAAACTTTGAAACAGGTAACTCTAATGGTTGGACTGTAACTGGTGATGTACAAGTATTAAATGATTGCTGTGAGTTAAATGGTGTATCAAGTAATTATGATTTAGAATTTGGTGACAGTGGTTCTATTGAACAAGACTTTAATTTATCTACAAATACTATAACACAAAATATGTTAGATAATGGTATTACATTAGACTCTAGTATGGATGCACAAAATGGTGAGTGTGGTGTTGCAGGATGTTGGGGTGGACAAGGTGATGCTGATACATTTACAAATGTACTTACAATCAAAGACTCTGATGGTAATACTCTTGCATCAAACACTACTATAAGAACTGATGTTACAGATATCAATGGTGCAATCTTTACAGACAGATTAATATATACAGGCACAGGATCTAATGTAGGTAATATAAATATATCTGGATCTGATGCT